TCAGAGCAGTCGGAACGGCCCATCACCGACGCATATCCCGAGCTCCGGGCAAGGATCGTAAAGCTCTACGACAAGTCAGCTTTCCCACTAATACCAAGATGAGCGCCCCCATACTATCACCCATCGGACCCGAGGAGCTCCGCCGGCACAGCGAAGGCAGCGTAGGACCGCGGACGAATTGGGATACGAAACATAGGATGCAATTCATCCAGGAGGAGATCATCCGCGGCGCCAGGGACTATGCTGCCAGGGTTGGCGCCGACATTATCATCCAAAAGCGGCGGTCGCTCGAGGGAGCCTTCCATCAGTTCAACGAGGCATTCGGCTCGACGGCGCGTCTTAGCCTACAATCAGTCGAAGCCATGCTCATCTGCCTATCCTCGGTGCCACAGACCATCGGAATGGACCTGATCACCAGGAATGGCTACGTCGAGATGTGCAACATGCTCCATGCCATTCGTCTCGACATCATTCGCGAGAGAGACATGAATATTGCCCGCGGTTATCCACAGAGCACTCCGCCGGCGCCTGGCGTATAATCACACCATCATGAACGACGAAGTAAAAGTCCTCGACCTTGGAGAAGCGGCAGCCCTCGTCACCGCAGGCTGGCACATGACCCGGATGGATCAGGCGAGGAACGGACGCCACAAGGTATTCGTATTCTCTGCCGACGAAGTCGCAGTTGAAGCATGCCTCGGTCAGTACCGCAACGCAGACCTCCAGGTGAATGCCAGCACATACTTCCGGGCCATCAAGGATATCAAAAAGCGGATCCACGACATGAATGATCTCGCTGAAGCATAGGACACTCCCATGAATACACTATCGCCCAACCAACACGCCACACTCAAGATTCTGATGACCGACACGAGCTCCGCCCAGCCGATCGCTGGACTGGTGCTTGCTAAGCGTATCGGCCTCAAGGCCCGAGCCGCAGGCATAGACGGCGGTGACATGCGCTCGATTATCCACACGCTCCGTGTGAAAGGGTTCCCAATCTGTGCCGGCGGTCGGGGCTATTACTATGCCCGCGAGGAAGGCGAGCTGTCGAAATTCATCGACCGGCTCCAAAACCGCATCATCTCCCTCGAGGAGGCGCTCAAGGGCCTAAAATTCTCCGTGCACAACGTGGGGATAAAGGCTACCGACCCGATCCCCCAAGTGAGATATCGTACCCGGGTACCGCTCCTCAACTCGAAGGGCAATGTGGTCTATGCCGACATGCCGCTCGGCGATAACGGAGCGATCGCGGTTCCGCCAGGCTACAAACTCATATGATGAAACATGTCACCACATTCACGATTGTCGGGAATCACAAGAATTTCCATGGCAATCCGCTGCCGAAGGCTCGCCTGACCTCGCGCCAGAGGTGGACCGACAAGGCCCAGCAGTATGCCTACTGGAAGATGCACGTGCAGAAGGCATTCCTCGATTCCCTTGTGACCCAGACCGTGAAGGGCGCCGGATACGAGGTGAGCTATCAACATCCGACCGGAAAGCCGATACATCTCTCGAAGATCGCCACCAATGGCGGTAGGAAGATCGAGGAGATGTGGGCATTCATGTCCGTGAGGATAGCTTGGGCCGACGGCCACCACGGCGACCCCGAGAACATATTCGGGTCCATAGCTGACGCTCTATTCGAGAACGACAAGAATCTGTTCGCCTTCATCCTGCCGGCGACGAACCCCGAGCAGCCGGATGGTAGCGTGAAGGTCGCTATATGGATCGCGCCAGAGTCTGAATTAAAAGAGTTCGCTAATACAGTCACATCAGCATGACCACTACAAAAATCCCCAAGCTCTCTGCCCTCATCGAGTCTCGTAAGTTCGACTGGGTGAACTTTGACATCAAAGACGGCCTATTTGAGAAGCCGAAAGAGATAGGTACAGACTTCAAGCTCTACCACTTTGGCCGATACATCTCATCGGAAGATGCTATCAAGGGGATGCAGAAGGACGGCTACGAGCCAGCTAACGCTTGGGAATTGTTGTCATGGGAGGATTGGAATGAAAAAGACTTGGTAGTTGCCCTCGGTTCTGTTGCGAAGGTCGACGGCGGCCGCCGCGTGCCGTACCTCGGCGGGGACGACTCCGAGCGGTACCTGAACCTGCGTTGGTTCGTCAGCGACTGGGTTGCCCACTGTCGCTTCCTGGCCGTTCGCAACTCGTCTCTTGGTACCTCGGAATCTGGGACTGGGCCCTCCGACACTCTGGCCCTTGCGATAGAAACCGTGAAGAAGGCAGGGTACGTTATTTATAAGCCAATATAATCTATCATGAAAGAAGAATTGCAAGCAGAGTTCAGGACCGAGCTCGAGAAGAAGTACCAGATGCGTGCCTTCGAGGCATTCGCCATATACACATACTGGGGCGAGAAGTTCGCTGCGATAGAGAAGCAGGTGACGACGCTCGACGACCGGAGGAAAGCTGCCGAGGCGGAGATCAGGCGCATCCAAGACTTGCCGGATCATCATAGCGTCCAGAACCGCGAGCTCATGAAGAAGCTCAAGATCGACGCAGACACCTATGCCGCTCGAATCAAAGGCGTCGAGAACGCCTCCAAGAAGGTATTCGACAATTCGGTGAGGTGGCGCGAGGAGGCGCTTGAATCCGTCGAGGTGAGCGAGCACATCGCCAAGTACAAGCTCAACACACCAGAGCAGGCGGCGAAGGTGAAGGCCGATCGTGAGAAGGTCGACCAGGCCGTCGGGGAAAAGGTCGAGGTTCCGGCACTCGAGCCGGTGGTTGCGGGAAGTGCGAGCGAGCCGAAGTAAATATCTATCATGGCAAATAAAAACAACGTCAGATACATGCTCGAGCTCGATGCCGAACAGATAGTCCCTGATGACGGTAGGGCAATGAATGGCTACGACCACTTCGTTCACGTATGCCCAAAGAGATACTTTCTTATGGGAAAAACCGATTTGACTCCGAATTCACTCCCAAAAATATCCCTCAAAAAGGAGGGGAGCGATTATATGCAGCTGTTCAATATCGATGACGAAGGCATCATGATATTCGATACCATGGCTAAGGCAGAGCTCGCGGCATTCAAATGGAACAAACGCGCTAAGCGCAGGGCCTTCGAGCGGTTCATGGGGCTCGAAACCACGGTCTACAGTCTTGCTAAAAAGGTCAATAATCCGCCGTCGCCGATAGTCATCTCTAAGCAGGGGAATCCATTCACAGTCGGCGAGGTGATCATTGGGCTCGTAGCATCGGCCGCGATCGGTGCGGCCATCGTGGTCGGCATAATGAGCAGCATATGAAATTCATCGACCCACACGGCGAGCGACCGACCATACCGAGGGGCTTCGAGCTCTACTATCATCGCCGACCGAAAAGCTGTGGTCAGGAGACTCCCGACGGAGCGGGTTTGAGAACCAAGGTCAAGCTGTTCTCCTACGGCCGTCAGAAGCATGCCGATTGGGAAACCGGGCACTACATCTTCAAGAAGGTCAAGAATCCGATGTCGGTATCGATCCTCGACGACTTCCTCCAACACCCCGAGAACATCCCAACCGCCTGGGAGGGAATGCTTGTCTGCTTCTGGGGGACGATCTACTCGAGGAAAGAGACGCTCCCGGTCATGGGGATGAGCGGTGATCTCCCGCCGGTGTCATACGAGCGGCTCTACGTACGCTGCCTATTCAAGTCTGGCGGCACATGGAGGGATGATATGATACCCCTTGACGATCAGTTCGGACCATCCCGCGTCTCGGTCGAGATGTGGCGGCCGGGATGGTTTAAAAGATTAACCGCAAAGCTCGGCATATGACATACTTCCCTATCTCACAGCTCAAGCGTGCTGACTACAATCCTCGCATCATGCCGGACACGGAGATGCAGGCTCTCATGAAGTCGATTGAGGAGCATGGATTCGTTGAGCCGATCGTCGTGAACGTCGCCAAGGATCGATACGGTGTCATTGTCGGTGGCCACCAGCGCCTCACAGCAGTCGAGAGGCTAATTGCGAAAGGTCACGTGCCAAAGGAAATAAAGGATGTCTTGGCGGAGCCCGGAGCATTGGGTGGCATATCAAGCGACCAAGAACATCCTACGCCGCTATATTGGATCCCGTGCTTCACCGTCGAGCTTGACCTCGAACACGAGAAGATACTCAACATCGGCCTGAACCGCATCCACGGCAAGTTCGAGGAGGACAAGCTCTATAGCCTCGTTGTCGAGCTCAAGACAAGCACGATCCTCCCGAGCTCCGGCCTTCGGGACGACGAAATTAGCCGCATTCTCGATAGGGGCATGGTCATGGGACCCGAGGACGAGGAGGAAGGAGAAGGGCTGCCGGCCGAGCCGCGCTCGAAGCTCGGGGAGATATACGAGCTCGGGCCGCACCGCCTCATCTGCGGCGACTCGACCGACCCCGAGATGTATGAGAAGCTCCTCGGCAAAGAGCAGGCGGATATGATATGGACCGATCCGCCATACAACGTCGCGGCGCACTCCCGCTCCGAGAAGCTCCAGGACGAAGGGAAGGGATCCATCATGAATGACAATATGGACCCAAAGGCTTTCGCAGAGCTCATCGACAAGGCGTTCGTGTGCATCTTCCGAAAGGCGAAGATTGGCGCGAGCTTCTACATCTGCACCGGCTGGCAGAGCTATCCGCAATTTGTGACGAGCATGATGAAGAACGGATTTTATCACTCCGGCGCCATCGTCTGGGTGAAGCCCAGCGCCTCGCTCGGGTGGAGCGACTACCACAAGAAGCACGAGTGGATTGGCAAGGCCAAGAAGCCCGACGCCAAGACCGCAGCAGCCATCATATACGGCTGGCAGAAAGACGGCGCCCATACGTTCTTCGGCGATAACGAATTCGACGTCTGGGAGATGCCAAGGAAGAACGTCTCTGACTACCTTCATCCGACCGAGAAGCCCGACTGGCTCCCAATGCGTGCGGTGAGGAACAGCACGAAGCGCGGCGATATCGTCCTCGACTGCTTCGCCGGCTCCGGCTCCGTCATGAGTGCATGCGAAAAGACCGGCCGCCGGGCATTCATGATCGAGCTCGACCCGAAGTTTTGCGATGTTATCAGGGACCGCTGGGAGCGCATGAATAAGCCGCCCCAGGACAAAAAATCATGAGGACTGTAGAGATATTTAGTGGCACCGGCTCGTTCTCCGCAGTCATGGCGGCTCATGGACATTCGACGCTCACGATCGATAACGACCCGACGCTCCACCCAGATATATGTGCTGACGTTCTCCTGCTCGAAAGCAGCGCGTTCAAGGGCTACGACATGATGTGGCTAAGCCCGCCATGCCAGGGGTTCAGCGTCGCAGCGATCGGCCATAGCTGGACGGGGGGGGTTGGCGCCTATATTCCGAAGTCAGAAAGCGCGCGGACCTCCATAGCGCTCGCCAAGAAAGCCGTGGCCTTCGTAAAGGAATCGGCCCCGACATGGTGGTTCATCGAGAACCCGCGTGGCCTCCTGCGCAAGATGCCTTTCATGGACGGCCTCATCCGACAAACGGTGACCTACTGTCAATATGGAGACGGACGCATGAAGCCGACCGATATATGGACGAATGCGACGTGGTGGAAGCCGCGACCAGTCTGCAAAAACGGCAATCCGTGCCATGTAGCTGCGCCACGCGGTGCCAGGACTGGGACGCAGGGGATCAACGGAGCCAAGGACCGCGGACGGATTCCTTGGGCTTTGTTTTACGAGATATTGCAGCAGATGCCTAAATGACCAGCCGCCTCCGACAGCCAGACGAATGGGGATATCCCGAGGGCCTGATGGCCTTCCTTCGGTGCCCGGAGTGCTCGCTACCACTCACGCAGATCAGGCGGGTGGAGAATCAGCGTAACCATGCCGCCGCGACGATATGCAGGAACCCGCTGTGCTGGAGATATACCGACCTCGCTAACATATCCTCATCATGGACCAGGGCGTAACGATGGAAACCATCCTCTCGAGGAACCTCGACGATGTGCTCGCCGCAATGCCGGCCAAGGCGACTATCGGGATGTCGACTGTCGTGGGGAAGTGGTTCAGGAGGGCAGATTTGCTCATCACCCGCGGAGAGACAGGCGTATGGGTCGTGAAGTATGTGAATGGGAACAGCGGGGAAACGTACAAACAATACCAGGATGACAGTCTGAAGGAGGCAGCCGCGCGCATGTTGACGTTTCTTTCAGAAAATGGTACAGAGGTCAAGCTGTGACGTTCTTGACAAGGCGGAGTATAATAGGCATGACATCATCCAAAACAGTCCACATTCACTATGCCTATCGTCACGCCAAACAAGGAGATTGAAGTCAGCCGCACCGTCCGCGATGCATTCGTCCTCGATCCTCTCATAGGAACCAGGCGCATGACAGCTCTGCTCGAGCAACGATTCAACAGATCGTTCGACCGGGCATATGTCATCAAGCTCATGAAGAAGGTGCACCTTATAGTGCGCCACGAGGTGAGCACGGCCGACGCCACCGACCGCATCGGACAATTCAGAGAGAACGCCCGCATCGCACTCGAGAATCTCCGCAAGATTGCTCATGGCCAAGTAGACGCTGGCAAGCCTGCCCCATCGTACAAAGACCAGATCGCTGCTTGGCGCGCAATGGCGATGATCGACAAGATGGTCCTCGAGGCGGAGTTCGACGCCGGCATCTTCGAACGCAAGCTCGGCACGGTAGACGTCGAGCACCACCACACCATCGACCTTGACCGGGCCGCGAAGATGATAGGCGCCATCAAGATGTGGACGATAACGCCCCCCCAGCCACGTAGGATTGAGGCAAGAGAGGTGTTCTCCGGCCAGACGGACAATGTGCCATCCTACCCCCTCGGGAAGCCCCCAGAGCGAAAACAGAGCCCATTCGTACCCAGGCCTATGCCAACCGACCAAGGGCCTGTTATCCCAGGCCCGAACGGATCCGCCACCATTATCCCGACGCCGGTGAAGCAGCCAATGATAAGCATCGGCCAAAATGGCAATGTTGTTATTACCCCCGCCAAGTAGCTACCGGCCCGAGCATATCACCGCAGAGGATATGCAGGTCTATGAAGTGCGCCGCGCCATCGTGGCACAGTTCGGCTTCCTTGGATTCTGCATGGTCTATCTGCCGCACTATTTTTATCTCGAGCCGGCGGTGTTCCATGCCGAGATGGCACAGGAGATCGAGCGCTGGGAAAATCGAATGCTCGAGATCATCGGCGGCCGCGGCACCGCAAAGAGCGTCTACGGATCGCTCGCTTTTGTGCTCTACGCCGCGCTCGAAAAGGCCGATTTGTATCCCTTCATCATCCCAATCGCCGATACTGGCACCCAGGCGGGCGTGAACATCGCCAACATCAAGGAGGAGCTCGAGAACAACGAGCTCATCCGCCACGACTACGGCCGGGCCAAGCTCAACGAGCCGGTGACCGACTCGACGCCCGAGCGCGACAAGATTGGCCGACCGCTCGAGAGTGAGGAGGAGTGGCAGGCGAAGAACATGCTCCTGGCGAATGGCGTGCGCATCCTTGCGCGGTCGCGCGGCCAGAAGGTCCGCGGATTGCGCCACCGGGAGCATCGGCCCAAGCTCATCGTTGTCGACGACCCGGAGGACAACGAGTGGGTGCAGAAGAAGAACAATCGCAACAAGACCGCGCGCTGGATGCAGGGCGAGGTCATCCCGGCCCTCGACGAGCTCGTCGGCCGCCTCATTGTTATCGGCAACTTCCTTCACGACGACGCGATTATGATGAGGCTCAAAAAGACGAAGCAGTTCAAGGTCATGGAGTATCCGCTCATCAAGGATGGATTTGTGCTATGGCCGGCTATGTATCCGACGCAGGCCGCAATCGACAAGAAGCGCGAGCTTATGGGCGAGGTGGCGTGGATGCGCGAGATGCTCCTCAAGGCTGTGCCCGAGGAAGGTCAGGAGGTATACCCGAAGGATATCCACTACTACGACCGTGAGCCGACCGATTCGCCGCTCTCGATTACCGCCCACGGCGTCGACCTCGCCATATCGACCGAAGCATCGGCTGACTACACGACGGACGTCTGCGGCCGCGTCCGATACGTCGACGATTACCCGAGAATCTACATACAGCCGCACTCCATGAACGCCCATATCGACTTCCACCAGACGATGCAATACTTCGTCGGGATGCCGAACAAGGGCTCGCATCTGTTCTTCGTCGAGGACGTGGCCTATCAGAAGGCCGCGCTCCAAGAGCTCGAGCGCCGCGGTGTGCCGGTCACCGCGATTCATCCGACCAAGGACAAGCGCGCGCGCCTGCGCGTGGCCTCAATCTTCATAAAGAACGGCACGGTGCTATTCCCGAGGACAGGCTGCGAGGACCTTCTCCAACAGATATTCGGCTTCGGCACGGAGGAGCATGACGACCTCGTTGACGGACTGACCAACCTCATCATCGGCCTCGTAGACGCTGGGCTCGATCCGCAGCGTGTTGTGGGGATAGACATGTAGAGTTATAATTCGGGCATCACCGCGGGGTGGCGCAGCGGTAGCGCGCCGGGTTCATATCCCGGAGGTCGCCGGTTCGAGTCCGGCCTCCGCAACAAGCATCTCATTTAAACCATGTTCGAACGCATCAAAAAGCTCGGCACGATCTTCCAAAAAGTACGCGACGTCCAAGGGCATATCACGTTCGATCGCCGCGGCATTCTATCCACCCCGAAGAAGAAGGGCATGGACGCGTACATCGACGGCAACCCGCTCGCCATCTACCGCCCGGGCGGCTCTGGCCTTGTCGATACCTCGAAGGCCATGGGAGCCTACAACCAGCTTACCTTTGCATGTGTGCATGCGATTGCCGACGAGATGGCTAATATCCAGTTCCGTCTCTACCAGATCACCGATGGCGGAGAGCACGAGGAGCTCTATGAGCACGAGGTGCTCGACATCCTCGATGGTGTGAACGAGAACATGACCGGCCCGGAGTTCCGGCACATGGTCGCGGCTCACCTCGAGCTCACCGGCAATGCCTATATCCTGCTCGAAGGCGTCAAGAGCTTCGAAGCAAAGCCGACAGCGCTCTACCTTCTCAACCCGGCCGGGGTCAAAGTCATCCTCGACAAGCGCACATTCCCATACAAGCTCATGGGCTACGTCTATCGCTTCGACAACAAAGAGTACAAGTACGAGCCCTATGAGATTGTCCACCTGAAATATCCGAACCCAGCAGATCCTTGGCTCGGTGTCGGTACTGTGCAGAGCATCGCCGAGTGGATAGACCTCGACAGCTACCTGATGGAATTCAACAAAGAGTTCTTCAAGAATGGCGCCAGACTGAATGGCGTCCTCAAGACGAACATGACCTCCGAGGAGCAGCTCTTTAACCTCAAGATATCCTTCGAGGAGCAGTATGCCGGCGTGAAGAACGCCTACAAGACCGTAGCGCTTCCCAAGGGTGTCGAGTTCGCGCCGACCCAGGCCCAGGCAAAGGACATGGACTTTACGAATCTCGCCAAGGAGATATTTGACCGCGTGCTCGCAGGCTTCCGTGTCTCGCGTACGATCCTCGGCACGGCCGAGAGCGATACCAACCGCGCGACCGCAGAGACGGCCGACTATGTGTTCGCCAAGCGAACCATCAAGCCGAAGATGCAGCTCATCGTTTCGTACCTCAACGAATATCTGGTGCCGCGCTATACCGACAAGGCGTATCTCTCATTCGTTGATCCGGTGCCGGAAGATAAGGCATTCAGGACGCAGGAGATGCAGGCCGTGCTCGGCAACGCGCCGGCAATGAGCGTGAACGAGGCTCGTCAGCACTTTATCGGGCTCGGACCGGTCCAAGGAGGCGACGTGCTCATGGGACTATCGACATTCACCCCCATCGGCACCACAGAAGGTCATGAAGGCTCGCGTCCGAATGAGCCGAAGTCTGCCAAGAAGCCCACAATGAAAGCAGCCGTTGTGCCCGCGGCGAGAGCCGTGAGAAATCGGAAGCTCAAGACGCAGTTCGCCAGGAACCGAAATCTGCGCGCCGACATGGCAAAGTCTCTCGCCAATCGCATTGCTGCCAAGGTGAAGGAGATTAAGGACCGGGCTGACGAGGTGCGCAAGATGGACGCCGACACATACGAAAAAGAAATCGTCTCGAAAGAGAATCAGCGCATCAGCGAATTCAAGCAGGAGGTGCACAACGCTCTTCGCGGCGTGAACGCTAAGCAGGAAGCGGTCGTGCTCAAGAACCTCGAGAAGTCAGTCAAAGGCCTCATCACGAAAGGCGTCGACATGACGCGCTTGCTCAACCTCGACGAGTGGATCACCGCGACTGTGGATGCTCTTACCCCCATATTCACGAATCTATACGGCAAGCAGGGAGCGACCGCGGCGGAGATCATCGGCCGACCGGACATCAATGTCTTCGACAGCGAAGTGAACAAGCAGGCGCTCAACGATTCCATAGACCTCCTCTCGAGAAGCTATGAGCAGAGCGTGGTCGATACGCTCAAGACCAAGATAGACGAAGGGCTCAAGGATGGCCTCGGCATGGCCGACATCAAGGAGCGCGTGAAGGATATCTACGTCTGGCAGAACGACGTCGCCGCAGATCGCGTAGCCCGCACGGAGGTCGTGCGCGTGTCGAACATGGCCAATAAGGCGGCATGGGCCGATTCAGGCACCGTCAAGACGGTGAAGTGGTACACATCCGAGAAGGATACCGTCTGCCCCTTCTGCGAGAACATGAGCGGCACCGTCATTGACATCGCCGACAACTTCGCCGACTTCGGCGATAAGCTCTCGGTGGGTGACGATCAGACCATGGACATCGATTACTCCGACATCGGCGGCCCACCGCTCCATCCCAACTGCGGGTGCTACATCCGTCCTGATTCGTTCACGCCCATCGAATAGCCGCGCTCTGTTCATTACTCAAATACCAAGCTATAATAAAAACACTATGGCAAGAATACCCCAGCACCAGACAGTAGCGCTCACGACCCACGCGACCGAATACTCGATCGCTATCCCGGCTGCCGCCGGTAACGTATCGTTCCAGGTCCGCGAAGGCGATACCGCCCTCAAGTACTATTTCTCCTCGACCGGTGGCAATCCGACCGGAGGCAAATACCTTACGCTCCAAGCAGGAGCATCGAAGCAGATCAGCGGCGTGGTCGGAGCCTTCACCCTCTACGTTCAGGCCGTCACGAACGACGGCAAGAATCTCGAAGTCGAATATACGACCGAGATATAATAATATCTCGCCATGAAAAAGCTCATCTCAAAGATCGCTCTGGCTGCGTTCGCGCTTATCGCCATGGCCACCCCTGCGCATGCGCAGGTATTCAATCCGAATTATTGGTCTCTCTCGAGCGGTAATCTGTCCCCCATAGTCTCATCGTGGGGCCTGACCGTTGGAGGGCTGACTATATCCTCGAGTGGATCGATCATCAACGGCCAAGTCATCCCGAGGATGGGAACATACGCAGCATATTCATCCGTGGTGCCCCTCGCCGGCGAGAACATATACCTCACAGACACAGGCCAGCTATGCACAGGTGACGGCAATCATTCGATAGCGAATCTATTTTGCACGATCGCTGCTACATCGACGACCGGCTACTATGGGGTGGACAACAGGACGCCTGTGGCGAAGCTCGATATCGGCAACACCTTTGATGTGGCATCCCCGAACCTCGGTGATCCGAGCGCAAGCATTATGAACTCCAAGACGGGTTCAATGACCATCATGAGCGGGACTATCAATGACGGCGGGGGCACCAGCGGTTTTCGTACAGACCCCTCGCAGACATGCTTGGGCGACATCTATGGCACTACCGCGGCTGGATTGGAATTGTGTTCCAAAACTAACGACATCGTTTTTTTGCAGGGGGGGAACATCATCATCGACTTCAACCAAAATGACTCGACGTTCGGTGCGCAAAACAATCTGCACCTGGTGGCGGACGGCGGACTGGAGGCAGCCACGATCGAAGGCATCTATGGAGGATTTAACTTGAATTACCCTATATTCGGTATTGGCACTACGAGCATGGCAGTATCTGGCTCGGCACCGGCCAATGAGCTTACAGTGGAACAGACGACTGCTCCGCAAATCGCCTTCTCTGATAAGGCTGGCGTCGCGCTGTGGACGATGAGGAATGCTGGGGGCAACTTCTACATCGCTCCGACGAATGTGTCGGGTACGGCGACGACCACGACCGCGATCATGCTCCAGGGGTCGAACAACAACGTCGGCATTGGCTCGACGACGCCCTTCGCGTCCCTCTCGATCAAGGGCACGCCCAGCATCGTGCCATTTCAGATAGGGTCATCGACAAACGCGGTGATACTCCAAGTCAACCCATCGGGCCATATCTTCGCCTCGACGACAAAGCCGACCGTATCGTCGGGATCGGTCGACGGCACCGATTTATACGGCAGGGTGCTCGGTGCGACCTCGCCTGTCACGATCACGTGGTTCACGCCATATACGAAGGTTCCAGTCTGTGTCGTCTCACCAGAGGGCGGCAGCGTGACAAACACATTCTCTTATACGCCATCGGCAACGACCCTTGTAGTGACCGAGACAGGGCTTGGCACGTTCGACTACGATTGCCATGGACAATAAACGCATGAAAAAAGCATGGGCCATCATAACGTGCCTGATCCTACTGGCGGGAGCAAAACCGGCTTTTGCTGTAACGATTAAATATAGCGCAAGCCGGTACATCGTCGGGCACAGCGTGCAGGGATCGGTCACAGCGAGCAGCAGCGTCATCGACATCACGGCAACGAGCACCCCTGTCGCCATTTCCTCGACTACTCCCAGCTCTTTTATTACCTACAGGGACCTTTCATTCGGGATATCATTCGGGGCTGATCTCCTAAAAACCATCGCGCCGGTGCTCCTGACGACGCAGGACACGCCGCCGCAGACGATCACATGTACGAGCGCCACTCCTTCGATAGTAGCGGTTTCTTCTGACTGCAAAACGGTGACATACATCTCCGATGGCACAGCGCGCATAAACGCGAGCATCCCGGGAATGACTCGCCAGATATGGGGTCCGCAGTCATATACGGTAGGCACGACGGTGACAAAGCCCAATTCATTCTCCACGACGTCGGTCGCCTACAACATGAACAACTTCGCCACATCAAGCGTGAACGGCCTGTCGCCTGTGACCTCGACCCAGACCATATTCTCCTCCACCGACGATACGAATCATGTCTACGTCAGGAACGCCTCAAACTTACTGGCCGCGAAGGGGGTAGACCTGACTTGTATCCCCGCGGCCAATTCGACGAGCAATTTTTACCTTGAAAACGGAGCACTTATCGGGTCTGACATCATGGTCAATGCTCTGCACGTCAAGACTCCAGCAGGGACGACTTTCTACTTCGTGAATGCCGCGAACCAGACGTTCTCTGCCACTCTTTTATCGACGACCACGATTCCAGGAAATGAAATAAACGATGTTAACGACGTATGGATCGGACGACTATCAGCCCCAGTCGACTCGAGCATCCATCCGTGCCCCATATTCGACCAAGGAGAGCTCACAAGCGCGACAACGCACTTCTCGACAACCTCATTAGAGACTATGATCCTCCCGGTATTTTTCGAGAAAGCCATACCGTACACAAACGATCTGTTTAATTCCCGCAGCATATTCGCAGGGATGTCGTGGCTGATAGATTCGCAGCAATATCTCTACGGCATCTCCCAGCCGGCATCAACGTCCCCGTTCTCCTCATGGTATAGGGTACCGGTTCAAGGGGACAGCGGATCGCCAGCCTTTGCTATTGTCGGGGGCAAGGCAGTCATCATAGGGACAACCTTCGGTAGCGGCGTTGGAGTATCAATATATGGGAACCTTTCAAACTTCAAGAATGCAGTACAGACAGCCGTGACATCTTTAGGGAGCGCCGCCATCATAGCCACCACAAGCCTGTCGAGCTATCCGAGCTACTAAAATATAATGCCATGAACGAACACGAGCAAAAATTGAATGACCACGACCTCCTCATCGATCTGCGCGCCGAAGTGCGCGGGCTCCGGGAGGAAATCCACGACATGCGCGATAACACCATCCGCCGCCTCGAGCGCGTGGAGAGCTCGTATGTCGCCCGCGATGAGTATGATGGCCGTATGAAGCTCACTATCTCGCGCGCGGAGTTCTGGCCTGTGCGAGCCGTCGTATACGGCATGACCGGCCTCATCCTCATCACCGTCCTCGGACTCATCGTGAAAGGGGTGCTGGTAACCGATCCGCCGACTGCATCCACAAAGGCTTCCACTATTCAGCTATCAAATTAAGAGTTACAATATCATCATGAAAAAGCTCATCATCAACTCGATCTCCACGCTCGCCTTCGCCTTTGCTCTCACGGTCGGATTACTATTAGGTGCCGCATCCAACCCAGCCCGGGCCGCTCTCGTTCTCCAGACGCTCACTGCCATCGTGAACGGCAACCAGACAACCTACAGCGTCGACAACGCGAATCCGCTCTGGGCTATCGGCATTCCCATGCAGTCGCCAATCATCACCTCTGCCGCGACCTCGACCGGCGGTTCTCTTGCGTCCTCGACGGTATACCGCTTCGAAGTCGACGCGACCGACAACTTCGGATCAACGACGCCTTCGGCAGAGCTCGATGCAGCTTCTACCATCTTTGGCACTACTACCACCCAGATACTCGTATCGTGGTATCAGCCGACCAACTCGACAGGATCGCGCGTCTACTTCGCCACCGGTACGAATGCATTCAGCCAGTACTTCGCAGCCACGACCTCCGGCCAATACAACTTCTCGACGACCACGAGCGCTCTCACCGGATCGCCTGTGACCCAGACGACTGCCTATAGCGCCCGATTCAACCCGCTTGGCACCTCATACATCCTCGGCGGTAACCTCCTCATGGGCACGTCGACCGGATTCATCCTCAAAGATACGACCCGCGGCACTTGTGCCCTGATCCAACTTACCGGTGGCGCCGTCGCAACCACGTCCCACGCTTGCAATTAAAAGCCCAACAACGATATCGCCATGAACAAGACATACGAGAAAGTGAGCAAAGAAGCCGCCGAGACGCTCCACAAGTACCTCGCTACTCCCGAGGTCATCGGCATTCTCTCCAAGACGAAGGCCGCGACTGACGGCGATGCCGGCACGTTCAAGGTGATTGTCTCTACCGACACCAAGGACCGCCAGGGCGAGATTGTGAACCAAGAGGGCTGGGACCTTTCGGCATACACCAAGAATCCAGTCGTCCTCTGGGCCCACAAGTATGACCAACTTCCCATCGGCATGTGCACGGCCATCAAGACCGAGAACGGCCAGCTCGTCGCCGAGGGCAAGTTCGCCCCGGCTGATGCCAACCCCTTCGCGCAGCAGGTCCGCAAGCTCTATGACCTCGGTATGCTGAACGCCGTCTCTGTCGGATTCATCCCGACCGAGATGGACGAGAAGGATCAGACCAAGACCTCCAAGCAGGAGATGCTTGAGTTCTCATTCGTGCCTGTGCCGGCGAACGCCGAGGCCCTGCGCCTTTCATACGATCAGGTCCGCACCCTCAATCTCGACGTCGCAATGCTCATGACCAAAGGCCTCAAGTTCGACATGAGCGAGAAGGTCAAGAAAGAAGCCCAAGCCGGCGATCATTGCGAGCTCGATGACGGCGGTGCGGGAATACTCGCGGCAGATCCGAAGAACCCGGACGGTCCGATGGTCTGCGTACCGTCTAAGGCGGCCGACAAGGCCCCCAATACCCCGGGGGACGATGGAGATGCCATCAAGGCCGCTCATGAGGCCATAAAGGCCTTCCACAAGGCCGTAGGGGCTGCCCATGAGGACTATAGCGCCGCTATGAAGGACTTCGGGGACGGTGATGCCGCCGACGGCCAGCCAACCGCTGACAGCGCCAAGACTGCGAAGGCCAAGGGGGCACTCTCCGATGAGATAGCCGCGATCGAACAGAACGAAAAGAAGTGGCAGAACATGTGCCAGATATTCGAGGCTGTGGACGCTATGTGCTCTGTCTACTTCGACGAGGCCACGCCAGTCGAGAATTTCGGAGGGCTCGCGACCGAGCTCTCTGCCCTCATCGCATCGGTCGCTGGTGATGCCACCGCAAGCAAGGCGGCTGTCGTGAAGATGCTTGGCGCACACAAGGCCCTGCACTTCACTCTGAAGGATCACATGCCGGCCGTGAAGGAGGCTATAACGTGCCTCGATGCGGCGATGAAGTCCCACAAGAACGCGCAGAATTTGCATAAGGACACCATGGAACACACCAAGAACGCATACTCCGCCTTAGGAGGCATCAAGCCGGCCGAGGGTGGTGAAAGCGGCGACGAGGGTGCTGACGGATCGAAGCCGGAAGGCAACGACGCCGGTGGCACGAAGGCCGCTCCCCAAAGGTCGAAAACCCCAGAGGCCACGGACCCGGATTTGAACGAATTCGTGGAGACACGTGAGCTTTTGAGGATGTTCGTAACTTCGGGCGGTGCTGCCCTCGAGCGCATGAATAAGAAGGCTCGTGAGCACGCTGCCCGCAAATAAAACATGAACAAAGAAATGATACAGCAGGCACTCGAGGGCGGCATGAATGAGCTCTTTGAGAAGAAGCTGGCCCCTTACATCACCGAGGAATCAGCCAAGGCTGCCCGCAAGGCAGTCGAGGTCCTCGGCGCGCAGCGCTCCCTGTTCGGCCGCGACATCACCGGCTTGTCCGAGAAGGTCAAGAAGGACTTCGTCGCGATCGCCCAGGCAGCTGCACGGCTCGATGGCGTCTCTCTGAAGGCGAACGAAGCTCTGATCGAGGAACAGGACAATCGCGGCGGATACTTGGTATCCCGCGACGTCGCTGACGCGATTATGAGGGTCGCTGCCTCCGTAGGCACCATCTTGAGCCAAGCGATGAAGTGGCCGATGAAAACCGACGAATTGGGCGTGCCGAATTACACCGGCGCATTCCTCACCGGCGCCTATATTGGCGTCGATGTCGCCGGCACCGTGACTGGCTTGACCTTCGGTCAGGCTGTCCTCATCGCCAAGAAGTGGCAGCTCGCCTTCGTGGTCGGCAACGACCTTCTCGCTGACGCATCGGTTCAGCTGGCAGACTGGCTCCTCGCCCTCGCAGGCGAAGCCCTCGCCAACATGATCGACCAGCAGGGTCTCATCGGCACCGGCGCTCCGTTCGTGGGAGTTCTCAACTTCCCGACTGGCGCGCTTCCGACTGACTCTGCCGGAAAGACGTATCCTGGTAACACCACCGGCCAGTACTTCGCCGGCAACAGCTCGACGTCCGGCAAGACCGGATTCTCGAATTGGGACGTCTTGGTCGACTCGTCGAACCTGATCGGTCAGCAGGAGGAATCCGTCCTCGAAGGTTCGGCCTTCTACATGCACCGCTCTGTATGGGCGTCTCTGCGTGTTCAGAAGGACACCGCGGGCAACTTCATCCTGCCTTTCGCTGGTATCGCATCGATCGCCGGTCTCGCCTCGCCCTTGGAGGTGAACCCGACGGGCGGCCCTGTCCGCCCGGCTGGTGAGATCCTCGGCTTCCCGGTTTACACGAACCGCTGGATGCCGGCCCTCTCGGCGACCGCCGCCAACACTCCGTTCATCATCTTCGGCAACTTCAAGGCTGCCGCATTCGGTGATAAGGGTGACATTCGCATGGAGCAGTATAACTCCGGCGCATTCGGCGGTAAGGAGATCGCACTCGCAGATCAGCGCGGCATCGTGTACAAACACCGCCACGCCTTCTCGATCGTTCTCCCTGGCGCTTTCCAGGTCGGCTACACCTCGGCTTCCTAAGCCAGTAGCCCTCGACTTCCGCATTCCGGCTGCCTCGAGCCGGAGAGCGGGGGCCGAGATTATCCACGCTAACCACCAATATCATGCTGACAGTCAAAGCACTCGTTCGCGTTTCATATGATGGAAATCTGTACGACGTCGGTGAGACGTTTGAAGTCTCGCCTACCGATGCAGCCTTCCTCGGATGGGATCGGACGAACGGTACGGTGGCGGAGGTGGAATCCGGCGCCGAAGCGGCGGATACACAAGCCGAGCCCAAGGTCCCGACGGACCCCAGCCCGACACCTTCCGCCGATCAAGCACCCGCACCCACTCCTGAAGTCCCCGAGGACCAAGGACAGGGCGAGCAGGTCGCGCCTGCGGGGGATACAAGCCAGTCCAACGGATAGCCCCATCCGTCTCGCTCGTTCGATGGAGCGTCCGCTCCTCGAAAAAGTCGACGAGAGAGAAGCTGACAAGCTATAGGACATAACGAAAATATCATGCGTTCATTGTATGACAACGTAAAGCTGACCGGTGTGACCTCGATCTCTCCCCAGAGCGTGACGGGTTCCTCGGCAGTGAATGGCACAGTCATCGACACCAAGGGATACAGCTCGGGCGCACTTGTGGCATACGCCGTCAAGTCGACCAGCAACCCCTCGGCCGCCACGCTCGCAGTCAAGCTCCAGGAGGGAACCCTGGCCAACGGTGGCGACATGGCTGATGCTCTCGACAACACCGGTACCGTCATTGGGTTCACCCTCAATGCCGTCGCCGCTGATGCAGAGAATGCCGCTCGCATTGAAGGCCTCGGCCTCAACCGCAAGCGCTATCTCCGTATCGTCGTGACCCCGGCTTACACCGGTGGCACCAGCCCGTCGATGGTATCGGCCGCCGATATCCTCCTCGGCCGCGGATACGTCCGCCCGACCCAGACCACCACTTCGAACACATAGCTGTTCGCGGCATCGCCGCTCCTCGCCAACCGATTGGATGGCGGGGAGAAGCGAGGACACGATCCTCCAACACCATGGCAGAATCCATAGCACCATACGCCCTCACGACGCTCCAGCGCGTCAAGGACCGCATTCAGATAACCGTGTCGACCTTCGACCCGGTGCTGACGCGCATGATCAACTCCGTGACCGACTTCGTGGAGCGCGAAACAGGCAATCGGCGCTTTGCCCTCTCGACCTACACGGCCGAGATGTACTCCGCCTATGGTCCGCGCCAGAGATACCTTCCGCTCCGCCAGTCTCCGGTGACATTCATTACCCTCATCTGCAACACAGTAAGCGGATCGAACCAGATCAGCGTCACCGGCGCGACCGTAAACGGCATCAGCGTCGGGGACTTCACCAAGATTGGCCTCGTGGTCGGCCAGCCGGTCCGAGGCGATGGTATCCCAGGGACAGCGAACAACAGCCCCTATGGCACCGTCATATCTGTCATCGCCTCCAGCGCGATCACCCTCTCCGCCAACGCCAACGCCTCGGTGACTGGCGCGGTCGTACAGATATCAGGCGTGATAAAGTTCCAATGGCGCTCCGGCACGCCCTCGAATCCGTCATGGACCGACTTCATCGTCGACCAATATGAGCTCGTGAACGACGGCAAGGCGGGCCTCGTCCGCATCTATGGCGTGATGCCGAGGCTTTACAACAACATGGTTCGCGCGACCTACACCGCCGGCTATCTGATCAACTTTGCCAACGCTGGTGACAACCTGACACACACCCTGCCCGCCGATCTGACCGACCTCGTCGAGAACCTCATCATCCGCAGATGGAAGCGCCGCGAGCTTGCCGGCAAGCAGTCCGAAGGCCTCGAGGGGGCACAGACCAACTGGAAAGACAACCTCGATTCCGAGGACCTCGACGTCATAAACCACTACCGCCGCGCGCCGAGCGTATACTAAAATGGCTGGGTCATTCAACGTAGACATTCAGGGACTTGATACGCTCACGGCCTTGCTAAAAGAGGCGCCCACGACTGTCGAACCGATCCTCCAGCAGGCCATCGTGACTGCATCTGACGTTCTCGCAAAGTACACGGCGCGGCCGCAGGTACCATATCGCACAGGCTTTCTGATTCAGACGTTCCGGCGGGATGTGCAGAGGCTCATGGCGCGGTGGTTTCCTACTGCAAGCTATGCAAAGTGGGTAGAGGACGGTACTGATCCCCATTGGATAGAACCGACGAGCGGGTATCTGTATTGGAAAGGTGCCCCACATCCAATGGCTCGAGTGTTCCATCCTGGCACTAAAGGGCAGCCGTACATGGAGTCTATTCTTGCAGCAGCAAAAAGTGATATAAATGATGTATTCCGCCAAGCAATAAGTGCCGCGATCGCAAAACTCTCATCATAAGCCATGTCATCACTCCAAAATAGCATCAAGATCGCCATCGCTACGCAGCTCCAGGCCCTCGTCACGGCCGGGAGCCTTGGCGCATTCATCGAGGAGGACCTCTCCAAGAATGTGCTCGATCTCGACTTCCCAGGCTTTCCCTGTGCCGTCCTCGGCATGGCTTCGGTCGGTAGCCAATACGAATATCAGCAGGCGAACCTTCGGACATACACGTTCGATATCCTCGTCGTCGTGAAGGGAGAGAATGTGACGACTGCCACGGACGTCGAGGATACAGCCGACGCAATCCTGAACCAGTTCGACAACAACTTCACTCTGGGAGGCGTGGCCCAGATAGGCATCGAGGCTACCACGACACCCACCGCGCCGGTATCCTCCCAAGGAAAGACGTATATTGTTTTTAATGTTACAATAAAGGCGAAGGCTCTCCAAAGCCTCACCTATAATTTCTAACCATGAACATCGCATCAAAAGACAAGATGATTCACCCGCCCACTCTCATCGACTACCACTTCGCCGGTGCCGGCGTCCACCCGCCCATCACTATCAAAGCCGCGAGCCGTGAGGAGGCCGAGGCGAAGCTCCGAGAGATCCTCGCCAAGGCCGACACGTCGAAGGTCGAGCCATTACAAGATTCGGGTAACAAATAATTTTCATGCCACTCACTCGCGGAATCGGTAAGCAGCTACAAATCGGCGTCGCCAAGGAATCAACCCGCGGCACCGCTAACACCACCGTCGCCTACTGGCTTGCGGCCAGCGAATGGGCAATCGAGGAGCGTTTCAATAACGCCGTCGATATCGAGACGTACGGTGTGATTGAGGACAACGTGGGCCAGACGCGCGTCAAGAATCTCTCGGAGGGCGAGCTCTCGCTCCCTCTGGCAGACCTATCGACGCCGCTCCTGTTCCTTTCGATCTTCGGAACGGATACGCCGGCGACCCACTCCGGTGAATCGGTCGTCTACGACCATGTCATGACGGTAGCCCAGAGCGTCCAACACCAGTCCCTCACCTTCGCCATGCACGATCCGATCGTGGCCCAAGACTATGTGTTCGCCAATAGCGTAGTCTACAAGGCGAACCTGGCATACGAGCTCGGCAAGTTCGTCTCTTTGAAGGCATCCGTCAAGGGCCTCAAAGGCGCGACCCAGAGCGCCTATACGCCCTCCCAGAGCGCAGAGAACCGCTTCGTGCCGCAGTACCTCGCGTTCTATGTCGCTCCGACCGCAGCCGGCGTGAACGGAACCCTGACAGCGACTGGGACGGCCGCAACGACGATTCACGTCACGGGCCTTTCGATCAACACGAGCCTCCTGCGCGTCGGCATGACCGTGACCGGGACGAACGTACCGGTAGGCGCCATGATTGCAACCATCGTATCGGGCACCGCCTTCGACCTTTCGGCCGCAACGACCGGAGCCGTCGGCACAATGACCTTCGGCGGATACAACATCAAGCTCAAATCCGCGCAGATTAACATCGAATCGAACGTGACTGACGACGATGTGCTCGGCTCGACATCTCCCCGAGACTTCCTCAACCAGGAGTTCAAGGTCGAGGGCCAGATCGAGTGCATCTGGCAGAACGAGTCCGACTTCAAGACCGGCGCCCTCGCCAATCTCGCCCAGGCCATGCGCTTCGACCTCGTCAATAGCGATGTCACAATCGGCACGTCCGCGCACCCCGAGATCAACATCGTCATGAACAAGGTGGTATTAACCGAGTTCACCAGGCCGGTCAAGATCAAGGACATCATGTACCAGACCGTTAAGTTCAAGGCCGCATACTCCGTGACCGACGCGAAGATGATCACGGTCACTTGCACCAACACGGTATCCGCATATTAGACATCGGCACCTTATCCACAGGATATAAACATATAACAAAAACATGAACGACATCAAAGAATTGGTCACCACTACCGGCAAGAAGTTCGTCATCAAGAGCTTCCTTTCCTTCGAGGAAGTCGAGCCCGTCCTCGCCATCGAGGACAACCTCAAGAAAAGCGCCAAGCTCATCGAGACAGCGCTGGTCTCATTCGAGGGAGATACCAAGGACGCATATGCCAAGATCCGCAAGCTCTCGGTCGCTGACTACGGCGAGATCGCCGCGGAGGTCACCAAGGTGCTCACCGGAAATTTTCCCCAGGGGAAATAGAGCACGCTTGGGAGCGATTCTTCCGCTGGAATGTTGCTGATTTCCCCGACCAGATGTCCATGGCCGTGCTCTGCCGCGAGATGAAATGGACCTGGCACGAATACCGTCGGCAGCCGACGTGGTTCGTCCACTTCCTCTTAGCTCTCATGCAGGAGGAGATCAAGGCAAAGAAGCGGCCGCAATCCAATGAATAACAACCTCCAAATCCTCATAGAGGCGGTCGACAACGCCTCAAGCACAATCAAGGGCGTAGCGGATCAGCTCGAGAATATGGGCGGAGCTTCGCAGGAAGCCGCCAAAACAGTCGACACGTCGATGAGCGATATCGGAGCGTCCATTGCCAAAGCCGGCGTGGGCGTGACTGCTATTGGGACAGGCATACTGGCTCCGATATACGAGATGGTCAAAGCGGCCGCAGATTCGCAGGCCGTGACCGAAACGCTGAATACGACGATATCGGCCAGCGTCGATATGGTGAATGCCGCGGCCAAGGGCCAAGGATCGCTCGCCGATGAGATCGAGTATGCAACCCGCCAGGCGAATCTCGCAAAGGATTCTCTGAACAAGATGAATGCGGCGAATGCCGACGTCGGCACGGTCTCGAGCTCGACAAAGAATAAGCTCGTCGACCTGAATAATACGCTCATGGACGAGCAGACAAAGCTCGGTATCCTTAAGGCCGAGCACGTTAAAGCTGGCACGGCGGCCCAGAGCCACGCTCTCCAAATCACGACGCTTCAGCAGAGCATTCAAAAGACCACGACCTCGATAGCCGAGCTCAATGGAAAGGTCAACGATTCCTCGACGACCATAAAGTACAACGCTGACCAGATCGATCAGGCACAGCTCAAGTATGACCTCGCGGCGGACAAATTGAGCATTCTCAAAGCACGCATGTCGGATGCTGGGAAGTCAGCGGCCGATATCTCCGCGGCCTTCCAACCGGCCATCGACGCCGGCATCAAGCTCGGTTTCACGGCGGAGGAAACTGGCAAGGCGCTGAACATCCTCGAGCCGATCATGGGTAGCAAGCTCTCCGAACAGACTATCCAAGCCGCGGAAGGCTTGGCCCGCATGAGCAATGGCACTCTCGACCTCACTTCTGCCGCCAAGCTCCTGGGCGTCGCCATGGAAACCGGCGTCGGCAAGGGATTGGCACCCTACGGCATCGTCATCAAGGACGGCCTCGGACCAACCCAGCTCCTCGGGGCGGCGATGGATGCCACTAAAGGACAGGCCGAAGGGTTCGCGCAGACGCTCTCGGGAAAGCTCGCAATTGCCTGGGCGACTGTAAACGAGACGCAGGACGCAGCTGGTATGACCCTGACGGACGTGCTCGGCAAGATCATCGACGCCATAACGAAGGTGGTGGTGTGGGTGGATAACTTCATCGCCCATCATCAGACCTTGGTAAAGAACGTGCTCATCGGAGCTGCCGTATTCGGCGGTCTCCTCGTCGTATTCGGAACGATCGCCATAGCGGTCGGTAGCCTGATAGCCTTGTTCACCGTGGGCCTTCCTGTCGCCATCGGCATCCTTGTCGCCGGCGCCATCGCGGCGCTCGGAGCGGCCGCGGCTCTCGTCATCGCAAACTGGACAGCGGTTAAAAACTTTTTCATGAAGATGTGGGACGATATAAAGTTGGCATGGTCGGTCGCCATCAACTGGATCGAGGGCATACTCGATTCCCTCACGCAGAAAATACAAGCTGTCGGATCAGCCATAGCGAATAGCGCGATCGGCAAGGCAATATCAACCGTAGGCGGCGCAGTCGGCGGCGTCGTGTCGTCTGCCATAGGCGGGGTATCGAGCCTCCTTCACCTTGCGACCGGTGGCATTGTAACGCAGCCCACGCTCGCTCTCATAGGTGAAGCCGGCCCGGAAGCCGTGGTCCCCCTCTCCGGCTCGTCTGGGGGCAGCCCAGGAGGCGCAGGGGCCATAAATATCAGCATAGGAAACCTCTACGGCACCGATCAGTCAGCCGCAAGGGACTTCGCCAACATGATCGCCAAGATGCTGAATCAACAGCTGAAGCTCAAAACCTACTAAGCCATGTCAGTTATCCTCAAACAGAACGGCACGGACGTGAGCTCGAGCATCAATACCCAATCGCTCGCGCTCAAGAGCGTGCTCACCAAGGAGATATCCACGCTCCAATTCACGGTGCTCGACACCGCCGGCAAGGCACAGTTCGTCGACGGCGATCAGGTAGACCTCTACGAGAATGGAGTGCACATATTCGGCGGCACGGTCGTCACGATCGAGAACGTCAACACCGGGGGCCGGCTCATCGGTTCGCAGATATCATGCATCGACTGGAGCTTCCGCCTCAACTCGAAGCTCGTGAGGAAGAATTACGCGAACATGGACCCGGCCGACATCGTCGCTGACATCCTCTCAAATTTCACCGATGGCACCTACACGACGGCTAATGTGATCCGCGGCGGCTTCAATGTCTCGACGATCAAATTCAACTACGAGCAGGTGACCGTCTCTATCGAGAAGCTCGCCAAGCAGATCGGGTGGGAGTGGTACGTCGACCCTGACAAGGGTCTCCATTTCTTCCCTCCAAACGTGGCGCCCAACGCGCCGTTCGGTATTGATGACACGTCGGGAAAGCTCAATTGGCCGACGCTCGACATCACCCAAGACCTGACGAATATGAAAAACAGCATCTTTGTCGTCGGGGGCACCTACACAAAGACCTTCAACGTATCGAATACCCCCGACCAATACAAGACCGACGGCGTGCGGACCGTCTTTGCGCTCGCCTATCCCTACGACCTCTCCACGCTCGTCATCACCTTGAACGGCGTATCCCAGACGATTGGCACCGACAATGTGACGCCCGACTCCTCCGTTCAGGTCCAGTACAACGACTCGGGCCGCTTCATCCGCTTCACAAGCGTCCCGACGACCGGCGAGACGGTCATCATCTATGGCAATGCAAAGGTGCCTATCCTTGCACATGTTCAGAACAGCGCGGCCATATCCGCATACGGAGAGATCCAGGATGTGATCATCGACAAGAACATAGCCTCGGTCACAGAGGCCCAGGAGCGTGCACAGGCACAGCTCGACCTCTACGGTGGGCCAGTCTACACGGTGAAGTTCGATACGCTCCAACCTGGCCTCACTATCGGCCAGACGATCAATGTGAATTCGGCGATATGGGGGGTAAATATCAATGTGATCGTGAAGGAGATAGACAGCAAAACATATAGCCCGACGAGCCTCATCCACACCGTTACCTGCGTCGGTACCGAGGTCGTGAGCTTCATCGACATCATGAAGGTGCTCCTCTTGCAGGCAAATTCGTCCACCCAGGTCGATGACAGCACCATCCTCCAAGTGCTATTATCTATCGAGGAAACGATCGGCACGACAGACACCCTGAACGCACCGACCACGACATCTCCACCATACCTCTGGGGCGCGAGCGCCGGCAACGTCGGCAAATGGAATTTCGCCACGTGGGGATAATACACCTATGCTGAATACCATTATAAAAAAGCTCATCAAGACATCACCGGACGGCATCAAAGTCAAAGGCCGCGTGACGATCCGCGAATATAAAGCCGGCACCAAAGAGCTCGTCCAAGAGATCAGCCAGGACAACCTGATCATGGTCGGGGTCAACACCGGCAAGGACCTACTCGTCCAATGGCTCCTCTCGGGATTCACCGGCGTCGATATCGGCCTCGGTGTGAATTATGGAGCTATCGGGACAGGCGGCACGGCGCCAGCCACTACCGACACGCAGCTAACCGCAGAGACGAACCGCGTCATCGTCGCATACGGAGCAGATATCACGAACAGCCAGGCCAAGCTCCAATTCTTCTTTCCTGACGGCGTCCTCACGACAGGATTGACCTACAAGGAGTTCGGCATGGTCGTCGGCGGGACGGCACTCGCAAATACCGGGAATATATTCAACCACGCCCTGTTCTCCCCCACCTATACGAAGTCAGCCGGCACGGACACCACGGTGGAGGTGGATATCACTTTCCCATGATAGAATAAAGCCATGCCAATCACACCAGGTACGACAATCTTTGCATCCGACGTTATCTCCTCCTCTGGCGGTGCGGGCGACTCCGGGAAGATCCCGAAGCTCAACGTATCGGGTAAGCTCGATACGACCTTCCTTCCCACGCTCGGCGTATTCAATACAGGCGCGACGACGCACAGCTCCGCGTCGACCGGTAACCAGGCCATCGCGCACGGTCTCGGTGTAACACCAAAGCGTGTGAGGATCACCGCAGTCTTGACGAATGGGGGCGTAATCTCGATGGCCGAGATTGTCTATGCAGGCGGTACATCTGCCGCGGTTAGCGCCGCCAAGGGTGGTTCGACCGACAATGCATCGGGTACAGGTTTTACTCTCTACGCAAATATCGGTAGCGGCTACAACTGTTCGGCATCCATATCCGTCGACGCTACGAATATCACCTTGAATTGGTCCAAGTCTGGGACGCCGGCTGATACGGTCAGCCTCATGTGGGAAGCCGAAGGATAGCATGCTATAATCATCACCATGATACTCGCTGAAGAAACATACGGTCTCGGTATCGTCGATCGCCCCGGGGACCAAAAGGACGAAAGAGACTATCTTCACGATGAGATAGCGGAAGGGCTTGCTCCGGCCGTATGGGTGGAAAAGGCGCCGGCGGACTTCTTCACGGTGCCGGCATCAGATCAGGCAGTCGCCAACGACTGCGTCGAGCACGCATACGCGAAGGAGCTCGGCATCGAGAACATGAATCTGAACAGCGGCATCTTCCGAAAGCTGTCCCCTGTATCGGTCTACCCATTCGTCGCCATCCCGGGCGGAGGCTCGAGCAATCGGACCGCCGGCACGTGGATCCAACAGAACGGCATGACGCTCGACGCAATCCTGCCCGGTGACATTCTCACCGAGACGCAGGCCACAGACAAGGCGCCATACGTGGACGATGCAAAGGCCATCGCTACCATCTACAAGCCGGCCGCGGTCGTCTTCATGACGACGTTCGACTTCGATTCAATTGCCGCGATCATCGACAACTACCGGAAGGCCGGCATCAAAAAGGGCGTCGGCATCTGCATCATCGGATTCAATAATGGCACATGGCGCACCGCGTTCCCGATGCCGCCCCAGAGCCAGGCACAAATAGGCCTTTGGTACCACAAGGTTATCGTCACGGACTTCGGCCTCATCAATGGGGTGAAGTACCTATGCATCGTTAATTCGTGGGGCGGCTCGATCGGCATGAATGGCGCACAACTCTTAAGCCAGACATACGAGCCATTTATATACTCCGCTGACTATGTGACCAAGACCGCATATGGAAACCTCGGCGACGTCCCAGCGCCTTCCCATACATGGACCGCAGCGCTCTCGGTAGGCGCGCGAGGCCCCGAGGTGCTCGTGCTCCAACAGGCACTCCAGTCCATGGGCATGTTCCCTTCGGGATCCATCCTGAAGCCGACCGGATATTTCGGAGGCATCACGAGGAACGGCGTACAGATGTTCCAGGACAGCTTCGGCATCCCCGAGACTGGCGTATTCGACGCCCCGACGATGGCAAGGTTCAACCAGATATTCGGCGCGCAGCAAGCGCCCGCTCCCGAGTCAAGCGCGGCAGGCGAGAGCACTCCGTAAAGCACAATTTTCGTGCTATCTATGGGGTGCTCCCGCCCTCCGATTGGAGAGTGGCATTAGCAACATCATCATTCATCGCGATGAAAAATATAGTCCTTAAGGCTGGCTCGTGGTTCGACACAGCGTGGAAGTGGCTCGTCTACTCCTCCGCCAACCCGAACCAGATATCCGGTACTATCAAGTACGGATTCCTGACGGCAGGAGTGCTCCTATCCGGCGCCCTCGGTTTCGCCCATCTCCAGTTCCCCACAGATCAGTGGACTGCGATCGGCGACAACACGATAGGGGCCGTGCAGGACATCCTGCTCTCTGTCGGTGCTATTGGCACCGTCGTCTCGGGCCTGAGAAAGCTCTGGCTGACGATCGTAGGCGAACATGCCTCGCTCAATGTGACCCCGGCCCCCCAACAGTAGGGAGGCACTATCGCGGGCAAGCTGTGAAGCCGGCCGACGGGCCGGCTTTGTGCTATAATCCAAGCGGATTATTTCCATGAAAATCGTATGTCAATGCGGTCGAGATGTCAGATTCGAGCCGCCCTTCGACGACTTCCACGTTGAGCGCGTCAAGTGCTCGGCAACGTGCCGCCGGATCGCAGCTCTCGAACAAGACCCAGAACCAAAACAGTCGGCATTTACCAGCCCGACATTCATTCGAAAGGAGGTAGTCGTGGCTCGGTAGCGGGGACAGCCGACACCCGCAAGCAAGGGCGACAGCAATGCCGCCCTTTTGATATAATGAAGGGCACACACATCACCAACCGGCACCCCGGCCAGAGCGGCCGGATGATGAAAAAATATCTAATGATAGCCGCCGTTGCGCTTCTCCTCACATCCATAGCGCAGGCGAATATACAGGACATGATTGCCTCCTACGCCACAAAGTATGGCGTGGATGCCATGCTCGCAACAATGATAATCTCTTGCGAAAGCCGGGGCGATCCTGGCGCCGTGCATGAGAACCACATCGGTACGACGACCGAAGTATGGTCGCGCGATATAGGGTACTGGCAGCTCAACGACTACTTTCAAAGGAGCGACGCGGCCCGGGCAGGATTCGATATACATGATCCCGAGCAAAACCTTGAGTTCGGATTCTTGCTCCTCTCAAAGAAGGGCACGGACCCATGGAAAGCGAGCCAGAAATGCTGGCTTGGGTTATCCACTCCCCCCTATACACATGCGAATGCGAATACGATATAGTTACCCAGGTCGAGCTTACCCATAAACGAGGTTCCCCGCATTGTGGGCGGGGTAGCGATGTACCGGCGCGTGTCGGTGTTCGCTCACACCCACAGCGAGGGGAATCTCAAAATATTAAATGAGAAAGAACATCGCCAATACAGGCGGACGAGTGCTTCTTCGGACAAAGGGCCGGGCACACTTCAAGAAGCTCGCGCGTCGACGGTGGATCATGGCGATGGATCGTCCCACCGTCATCGACGAGCTCCGTCGATTCGTGCCGCCGGGCCAACCATGGACCCGCATTATGTCGATCAGGACGGACTACCTCCAGCGTCTCCTCATCGAGTACCAGATCGGAAAGAGTTAGATATCAATCGCAACGCTAACGAACAACACACACTATGGTAGTTCAAATACGCAAAGCTGAACGCGCGCAGTCGAAGCTCCGCATCGGTCTCGCAGGACCGTCCGGCGCCGGCAAGACCATGAGCGCGCTCAAGCTCGCCAGGGGCATCGCAGGGCCGACAGGCCGCATCTGCATGATCGATACCGAGCGCGGCTCGGGCGACCTATATGCCGACATTACCAACTACGACATCATCACCCTCACGCCGCCCTACGCCCCGAAGAATTACGTCGAGGCCATCGAGGCGGCCGAGGATGCCGGGTACGATGTCATCATCGTCGACTCACTCTCCCACGCATGGACGGACGAAGGCGGCCTGCTCGACCAAGCAGACAAGCTCTCGAAGGGCGGCAACAGATTCACCGTCTGGGCCGACCTAACCCCACAACACCGCAAGCTCGTGAATGGGATGCTCAACTGTGACGCCCACATCATTGGCACGGTCCGCTCTAAGCAGGAATACGCCATCGAGCACGACGACAAAACCGGCAAGAACACGGTCAAGAAGCTCGGCATGGCGCCGGTCCAGCGCGAAGGCATGGAGTACGAATTCACCGTCTTCATGGACATCGAGCAGAACCACATCGCCCACACCTCGAAGGATCGCACCGATCTATTCAAAGATGAAGCATTTATCATCGACGAATCGGTCGGGGAGCGCCTCCTCTCCTGGCTCATGAGCGGCAAGCCGGCGAGCCAGCATCCGACGAATAAGGACTCAAGGCTCACCTCCAAGAAATCTCGCATCATCCAACAGCTCAATATGCTCGGCATCCCGACCAAGGATGTCGCCAAAGAGAGACTGGCGGCGATCATCAAGGAGAAAACCGGCACAGACCTCTCCGATCAGAGCCTCGACGAGATCACAGGCAAGCTCCACATCTTGCTCCAAGAGGCTAAGGAATCCGGCCTGCTCGATGACCGAGGCTTTATGAAGCCCACGGCACCCACCGCGGCGCCTACCCCTGCACCAAAGGCCGAAGCACAACCAGCTCCGGCCATATAGCCAGGACAGTAGGGATACTCAAACTAAAACACAAACTATGGCAATTGAAATGATAGAGCTCATCACGGAGAAGGCCACCAAGCTGAACAACCTCCGCCGGGTGATCGACGACATCGAGAAGCGGCATCAGGAGGAGATCGGCACGCTCAAGCAGCAGAAAGAGATCCTCCAAGAGGAGCTCCTCCAAGAGTTCGACCGGGTCGGTATCACGCAGGTCAAGGTCCCCTCGGGCGAGACGATCGCCAAGGCGACCAGAAAGGGCATCGAGGTCGTGAACGAGATACACGCCTTCGGATGGGCATATGAAAACCGGGCCGTCTCGATCAGCAAGACGCTCGTAAAGCAGAAGCTCGAAGGCATCATGAAGGAGGGCAAAGAGCTCCCCGCGGGCTTCGAGTACAAGGAGATTGCATACATCTCCGTCCGCAACGCGAAGGTCGAAGCACAACAGGCCGAAGTGGCCCCGGTAGCATGAAAAGGAACAAGCTATCCCTGCTCCTGCGCACCGGCATCGCCCTCATGTTCGTCGGCGCCTTCCTGACGATGTTCATCATCGGAGCCATCCTTGGCGTCCCGATGATGGTGGCCGGGGTGGTGTGCATCATTATCAGCATCGCTCGAGGCGATCTTAAGAAGCTACGCTAACTATGAATGTCAACCAAGCAGTAGTCGTGGGCCGGCTCACCCGGGACCCCGAGCTCAAAGCTCTCCCATCAGGGTCGAAGGTCGTGAACATGTCGGTCGCTACATCCCGATCCTACGTCAGAAAGGATGGCACCAAGGAGGAAACGACGGAATTCCACAACGTCATCGCCTTCGGAGCCACAGCAGAAACGTGCGGCAGATATCTCACCAAGGGCCAGCAGGTTGCGGTGACCGGCAGGCTTCAGACAAGGACGTGGGAAAAGCAGGACGGCTGCAAGGTGTACCGGACCGAGATCATAGCCGACAACATCCAGTTCGGCGCAAAGCCTCAAAATGCGCCCAAGGCCGCCGCGGAACCCCAGGACGAGCCAAGTATCGAATATGGGGGTGAAAACGCCCCCAGCGAGAGCGTGGCCCCCGCAGCAGCCCCTAAGAAGCCCGAACGCAAGCCTATGAAGGTGGGCGGACCGGATGGCATCGACTATCCTCAGGAAGATATCAACCCGGACGACATACCGTTCTAACCAACGACCATGCCACTAAATATCGAATCATTCAACCCGACGATTGCGGAGCTCAACAAGATAGCTGCCGAGGTCGCCGCGATCGGAGCGGATAGGCCACTCAAGGAGATCAAGGCCGCGCGCCTAAAGCTCCGAGATGTCCGCATCGGCATCACCAAGAAAGGCAAGGAGATGCGAGATGAAGCTAACCAGTTTTCCAAGGCGGTCATCGCCAAGGAGAAAGAGCTGGTCGCCATACTCGAGCCTCAAGAGGCACGCCTCCAGGGTATCGAGGACGAGGCGGCCGTCGCACTCGAGCATGAACGTCGCAAGGTGGATCTACCGCGCCGCCGCGGACTCCTTGTCGACATAGCGAACCCGACCGACGACGAGCTCCTCGCCATGGACGATACCCAATTCGCTGAATGGCGAAACCAGCAGATCGAGACGAAGAACCGCTTGGCACAGGAAGCCCTTGATGCCGATCGTCGGAAGCTCGAGGCAGAGAAGGCCGAGCTCAAGCGCCAACAGGACCTGAAGGACGCCGAGGACCGCGGCCGCAAGGAGGCAGCCGAAAAGGCAGAGCGAGATCGCATCACTGCCCAACAGGAAGCGGAACGTAAGGAGGCGGAGCGTATCGAACGCGAGGCCCGCGACAAGCGAGCCCTCGAGGCCGAGGAAGCCTTCCAGGCATGGGCTCTTGATCACGGAATGACCAAGGAAAACGCCCGAGAGTTCGAGATACGAAGAATCGGCTCGACCGTCGAGCTATGGAAAAAGGTCGGCACCTACAAGCCCAACCAAACAGCATGATCGCAAAGACCCGGGGCACAAAGAAGGGCATGGGATATGACGCAAAGGTCGACTATATCCGCCGGCAGCTCGATGGAGCTGCAAACGATGGCCACATCCCCTACTGCATGGACAATGCGGATGACCGAGCTGCCATGGCGGAGTGGATCGCCGACAACATCCTGCCGCTATGAAGTACATCATCACGGACAGGGATGAGGCGGTCGTAGGCACCGGATTCCACGCGGACCTCGCCAAGCTATGCAAGGGCAAGGTGATCCGAGCCGGCCATTGCAACCGCAGGACCGATGGAACATTCGATGTATCCGGGTGGAGCGTCGGGTTTGACATCGACGCGAAGCCCGAGGACGCAGAGATTCTCAAGAGGCTCATCGGACCAGCGACACCGGAGGAGATGCGCACAGGTTATGCACAATCGGCGAATGTCATACCGCCAAGCCAAGGAGTATGATGTGAAAAATCAAACCTCTATGCCCGAGCTGACCCAAGACAAAGTCATCCACGACGCGAGCTCCGACCGGAAGTACTTCGCCACGATACCCAATATCGTGATCGACGAAGCCACGCCGACGGAGCTCGCGCTCTACTGCCACCTCAAGCGGATATGCGGAGAGTTCGGGTTGTGCTACGTCAGCCGGCGAAACCAAATCGTGAAATTCAAAATGGACGCCCGGGTGATCAAGCGCGACATGGCATCCATCGTATTGAAGGGGTGGATCATCGACCAAGGAAAGAAGCGCATCGCTGGCCACGGTCAGTCGGTCAACCACTACTCCGTCGCCGACATCTGGTCCACTAATATGGCTCAATTCAAGGACGACCGGGTAGGTGGTACAAATATGCACCATCTAGGTGGTACAGATTCGCACCACTCTGAAACCCAGAGTGAGCAAGGTGGTACAGAATTGCACTCCATAGGTGGTACGAAAACGCAGACAAAGAAGAACCTATATACAAAGAAGATAAACACAGGCGCCGGCACACCGGCGCAGGCGACGGAGGTGAAGTCGCCCGAGGAGATCCAAGCATCGAAGGACACCGTCGACATCATCGACGCATTCGAGCCGGTGAATCCGACCTATCGGAAGTGGTACGGAAACACCACACAGCGGAAGTCCATCGTAGGTCTCTTGGCCGATCACGGCAAGGACCGCGTCCTCCGGGTGATCGCCCTCTTGCCGAAAACGAACGCGATCCCATATCTCCCCACGATCACGACGCCAGTTCAGCTCGAGGACAAGTGGGCCGCCCTTGCCGCCGGTCTCGTGAAGGAGAAGTCGAAATTACAAGCTAAAATGAAACCCATCATCACATGAGATACCAAATCGTTACATCATGCGGGGAGAGAGTCATTGCCGACGAAGCCGACGTCGAAAAGGTGATCCTTGCCAAAGCGAGTGGAGGCTTGGCGATGTGCAAGCGCGGTATCGTGAATGCCGCCCACCTCGTCGTCATCGTCCCATTCAACGAGAACGAAGGCTCGAATATTCCGAGGTCAGAGCAGTCGGAACGGCCCCTCACCGACGCATATCCCGAGCTCCGGGCAAGGATCGTAAAGCTCTACGACAAGTCAGCTTTCCCACTAATACCAAGATGAGCGCCCCCATACTATCACCCATCGGACCCGAGGAGCTCCGCCGGCA